CTAGGGTGTGGACACATTGTGGACACTCTTACCACCATTAGCACCCTTTAGCGGGTTAAGCGAAATCGCGTCCTGCAGGTACTGAGGAGCGAAGTGCGCATAGACCATTGTCTGCGCAATTTTCGTATGACCTAAGATCCTCTGCAGTGTGATGATATTGCCCCCGTTAATCATAAAGTGCGTGGCGAAAGAGTGTCGTAGAGCATGTGTTGCTTGCCCCGCCGGTAAGTCGGGCTTAACTTCTTTGAGGATTCGCCTGAAATCAGCATAACTGGCCTCAGGAAACAGAAAGCCTCGTGCTTTGCCGACTACGTAAGCCGCAACGTCATCAGAGATCGGGACCGTGCGCGGTGTGTTGGTTTTCGTCTTAACGAAAGACACCCGGTTATGAATCACATTCTCCGCCTTCAATCGCGCAGCTTCTCCCCATCTTGCTCCGGTACTCAAACACAAAACCGCAATTTTACGATTATCACCTGAGAGCGCAGCAAGTAAGGCGTCAATTTCCTCAAGAGTGAGATAGCCCGTTTCGGCTGTCTGCTCTTTCAGTTTTTTGAATCCTCTGAATGGATGCTCACCGTTATACAGTTCTGACTCAATCAGGGTTGTGAACATCCCACCTAGCGTGATCAGGTCGCGGTTGATGGTAGTTGGCTTAATACCTTCACCCCGACGTTGAGCACAATATTGCGTTATCAGGCTCTTGGTAATCTGGAAAGCGCACGGGTTTCCGGTCATCGTTTCGAAACGCTCAATTTTCCTGAGATACGATTGACCGTGCTCCTCATGTTTACCTTTCAGCTTCCACCATAACTCTTTCAGTTCCGACAATTGGCGTTTGTCCGTTGGTTTTGAAAGCCATTCCTTTGAGTGATGGTTATATTGAGTATGCTTTTCAAAAGCCATCGCCTCGCTTTTCTTGTCGAACTTCCGACGGATGCGTTTTCCGTTACGCCCGGTCGGTCTAATGTCCACTTCATATCGACCATCATCGAGCTTTTTAACAGACATAAAGCCTCCCGATGATGTGACTGCGTACTTCAATTTCCTGATTTAAATAGCAAAAACTCACTGTGCATTTACTGCACAAATAAGCGCCATAAATAGTTAGCCAGTTTTCTGGTCTGAGTGGGATGACGTTGCTGTCTGCTGCCCAAAGTGCGCGAGAGCCGGTGCAATCTGCCCAGCTTCAGGTGATATCGTCTCTGTCATGAACCACATAGTGTATTTTTTGAACTGAGGATGATTCAAAATCTTCATCACCGCCTGTATGCCCATATCTTTTACACCCTTCTCGTAACTCGAAAGAGAGCTATATGGAACGCCTGTTAAGTCACTGAATTCTTTCCTATTCATACGTTCTGACTCACGCATGATAGCTAGCTTTTCATTTACGGGTATCATCGTAATTAACACTCCACTATTGATAGAAAAACGATAACGGAGTAATCTCACATTCGTTATCGCAAACTAATGGCTCCAATATGGCAATTAATAGCCATTAGGAGCAATTAAAACACTAACGAGGAATACTCACAAATGAATAGGGTCATTGATAGTGTGAGCGACGCCGTTCCATACCAAGAATTCGCGCGCCTTATTGGTAAAACACCTGCAGCCGTTAAGGGCATGATTGAAAAGGGGAAGCTTCCTGTAGTCGAGATGACTGATCCGCAGTCAACGAGTGGGCGCGCAGGAGAATATTGGGTTTATCTGCCTGCCTGGAACAAGGGGATGAAGATGGCATATGACAGCCGCCCGAAGGAAATTCGTGATGGTTGGCTGATGTGGCTCGGCTTAGGGGGGCCAGTATGAAGAATGAACCTCGTTGCATTGCACAGTTGCTTCGAAGAGAAAGCCCTAATCCGATTAACTTCACTATCACTCACGGTCGTGGACGTAAGGGCATCATCATCCGAACCCGTAAGACGAGTGTTATCGAGAAGCTTCGTCGCTTGGTCAAAAAGAGAGGACTGTGGTTATGACGGTAATGACACTTGATGTGATCCAGAAACAACCAACAGCGCTCCGCGGTCTGGTCTGCAAGTATCTGGCTCAGCCTCGCTGGCAGGATACCTGTGATTTTTACAATCAGATGATGGAGCGGGAGCGTCTTACGGTTTGTTTCCACGCACAATTAAAACAGCGTCACTCTGTCATGCGCTTAGAGGAAATGACCGAAGCCGATCGTGAGCGTCTTGTTTGTGCGCTTGATGAATTGAGAACTGCATTTGCCCGGCGCCGACAATTTGGCGAGTCAAAAGCAATATTCATCAGTCGCCTAACCCTTAGTCAAAGGCGCTCACTGTATCTTCATGCGGGACTGACAGAGCAGGAGTTTATGATGCCGTACTGGCGTTTGAATGAAGAGGACTGTTACTGGCGTGACAAACTTTTCCGCGCTCTACGAGAGCTGTTCAGCCTTTTTGAGTACGCACCAACTATTTTAACCTCGGTAAAACCTGAGCAGTATTTACATTAATTAATCTGGATTCGTTTTATTACGCGCCTTACAGCGTGGGGACTTGTTTTGTCTGGAGATAGGCAAATGCAAAAACAAAATACAGCGCAGCGGGGGATGTATTCGGCACATCTGGCGCAGGCAGTAAGCGAGGCACAGCGCGACTTGGCGACCCGTTTCTCTTCTCAGTTTGACGGGCTTATCGCATACATCAGTAAGTCAGAACTTAATCGCACCGAGATTATCGAGTTATTAGGCCAGGAGTCGGAAAAGTTACACAACTCAATTTTCGGTAGAGCTGGTTAACCACTGTTAACAGGAAGCAAAAATGAGCATACGCATCGAGATTAATAACCAATACGTCATCACCAGTGACCGCTATCAATTCATTTTGCAGGAAAAAAAGACCGCTACATCCGGGAAGAATGAAGGTAAGGAATGGTTGGACGTTGTGGGTTACTACCCAACTATCCCTAAGCTTATCTCAGGCTTGGTTTTGCATGATCTTTTGACCAGCGATCTTACCGGCTTCTCAGCTTTGGAAGCTCGGATTGAACGCATGGGGAAGCAATGTCTGGACGCTTTTAAATAATATGTCCAACGAACCTCGGGGGCGTGTTGCCCCCTCGCCACCACCACCATTTTTGAAGGGCACCAGTGATTCATTCGTTGGTGCTTATCCCTGGAATAACGTCAACAAAGAGGCTATAGGCCGCGACAGACCCCTTACACGTGGCGAATACCGTCAGGTGCAAGGTGTTTTAAGTAAAGTTAATCGCCTGCCATATGTCTTAAAAACGTTGTTTAACTCGCGGTATGACTTCATCCGTCGTACTAAAAGCCCACTTCATGGTTTCTATTTCCTCAAGAACACCATTGAGCAAAGGGTGGGGCCGCGTCTTGAGCGGGTTAATCAGTTAAATGGAATGAACGAGACTGCATCGCTTCTCTTTCTGAGCGAGCGCGAAAGCTATTCACGATTAGCGGGTATGAGTGACAAAGCGCTCAAAAAATTTGCTGCTCGTATTGCTTCGCAGCTCTATGTTGCTTATGAGGAACTTAGCGACGCATGGGCAGATGCTCATGGCGGTAAAGAAACCCTTTTCACCGATGAAGCGCAGGCGCACTTATATGGTCACGTTGCCGGTGCAGCTCGTGCATTCAACATCACCCCAATGTTCTGGAAGAAATACCGCAAAGGGCAAATCACGATCCGCCAGGCATTTTCCGCTATCGCTCGTCTGATTAACGATGAATGGTGGATTAACCAGTTTAAGGCGCAGCGTATTCGCTGGCACGAGGCTTTGCTGATTGCCGCCGGTGAGGTGAATAAAGACCGCTCCCCATACGCCAGCAAAACGGCGATCCGTGATGTACATTCTCGCCGTCATGCTAATTTCGAATATTTGAAGTCGTGTGACTTGGAAAACAAAGTCACCGGTGAGCGCATCGATCTCATCAGCAAAGTCATGGGAAGTATTTCAAACCCCGAAATCCGTCGTATGGAACTGATGAATACTATCGTAGGGATTGAACGCTATGCGGCCGGTCAGGGTGACGTCGGGATGTTTATCACTATCACCACGCCGTCGAAGTATCACCCGACACGTCAGGTTGGAAAGGGCGACAAAAAGACGGTGCAGCTTAACCACGTATGGAATGAAACCGCTTTTACGCCCAAGGATGGACAGCGGTATTTGTGCCGTATCTGGAGCCTGATGCGTACAGCTTTTAAAGATAACGGTCTGCAGGTCTACGGGATGCGTGTTGTTGAGCCGCATCATGACGGGACTCCGCACTGGCATATGATGCTTTTTTGCAAACCAGAGCAACGCAAACACATCACCGAAATCATGCGCCGTTATGCCTTAAAAGAAGATGGCGATGAAAAAGGAGCTGCAGCACAGCGCTTTGAGGCGAAGCACCTCAATCAAGGTGGCGCAGCCGGTTACATTGCAAAATACATCGCGAAGAATATCGATGGTTACGCGCTCGATGGTCAGGTCGATCACGACACCGGCAAGCCTCTAACCGATACCGCATCAGCGGTAACCGCATGGGCGTCAACATGGCGTATCCCGCAATTTAAATCAATTGGCCTGCCGACGATGGGCGCATATCGCGAACTGCGAAAACTGCCTCGCGGGGTCAGCATTGCTGATGAATTCGATGAGCGTGTCGAGGCGGCCAGAGCTGCAGCTGATGAAGGTGAATTTGACCTGTATATCGTAGCGCAGGGTGGGGCAAATGTTCCACGCGATAGCCAGACTGTCCGTGTGGCTCGTAACGTGACTGATGAGGTCAACGCCTACGAAGAGGATATAGAGAGAGTTGTGGGCATCTACGCCCCGCACTTGGGCTCTGAGCTGGTACGTGTTACCCGGACAGCCGAATGGCGCATTGTTCCAAAGCTTTTGGCCGTTGAGCCTTTGACTTTAAAAAGCGGCATTGCCGCGCCTCGGAGTCCTGTCAATAACTGTGGATTAGATTACCAGAAGGAAAGGGAACATGCGAAATTTAGAGTTCAAATGGCTGGAATAGATGAAGATTTTCATTTTTTAGAAGGCTGGACTAAGCAGTTGCCTTACAAGACCTAAAGCATAGTGAAAAAATAGATTTGGTACACACCAAGACGGCTCTATGCTACGAACGAACAAAGGATGCTCGACTTCGCACCTCAGGGACCTTAATCCTTCAAATGATGTTGAAAGATAGACTATATTTGAGTATAAAGTTTATAAACTAAGATTGTAGGGATAGGCGAATGGGCGTAAAAATTTTCATCAGCTACTCGCACAAAGACGAGTTACACAAAGATTCACTAGAAGACCACCTTTCAACTTTGAAAACAAATGGTCAAATCGATACTTGGAATGATAGGAAGCTAGTTCCTGGAGAAAACTGGGCAAATGAGATTTCTGATAATCTCAAAGAAGCAGAGATTATTTTGTTCCTTATGTCAGCTAGTTTTTTAGCATCTGATTATTGCCAAAATATAGAGGCGAAAACAGCAATTGAAAAACATAAAAGAGGCGAGGCAGTACTAATTCCCGTAATTGTTCGGCCTTCTGACTGGACTCACAGCCCTTTTGGAACATTTCAGGCACTCCCGAAAGATGCATTGCCGGTTACTAAATGGGATGATCAAGATGAAGCGTGGCTTAATGTAATTCAAGGCATTCGCAAATCTATTGATGCTCTTAATGACTCAAAAAAAAAGTCCCAGCCCTAGTTGATCACGGTGAAGTAAGACCTACAGAAAGTATTCTTTCATGGATTGAGGATACTGAAGTGGTTTTAACACATAGGAGCGTAGATAAGATAAATCTTTCTGATATTTACGTTTCTTGTGATATGCAGCCGCTTGATTATGCTGAGAGAAATGAAAAAATAACCTCGGCTAAAGTTTATAGTTCCAATGTTCTCTTTGAACAAAAAGATATATATTTAATATCTGGTGAAGAGCAACAAGGAAAGACAACTCTATTAAAACAGATATATAAAGAGCTGTTAAAAAAAGAAATACAGCCTGTATATTTTGATGCAAAGGGAATTAAAAGCTCAGAGCTGTCAAAGTGTTTTGATGGTGCATTGGCTGAGCAATATGAAAATTCAAACTACGATGAATTTATAAAGGTTAGTCAAAAAGCAATTTTGATCGATGACCTAGATCAAATTGGTCTTAACAATAAATATCGTGGTTTATTTTTATCAGCAATTAAAACACAATTTGATTATATAATAGCCACTTGTAATTCATCATTCACTTTAATAACTGCGGAAATACCTGAACTTAATAACTATAAACAGTTCGAATTACGCGGATTTGGACATCAAAAGAGAGCCGAGATTGTTGAGAAGTGGGTTGCATTAGGTGTTGAGGAATCCATTTCGGAAGAAGTACTATTTGAAGAGTGTGATGATTTTAATGCGCGATTAGATGCTATTATTAGAAAAAACATCGTTCCTCCAAAACCAATTTATGTTTTAATTTTGTTGCAAATGTTTGAGGCATATACTCAGCAGAATCTCGAACTTACCTCTCATGGGCATTGCTATCAGCAACTGGTTTATCAGGCATTTGATAATTCAGGTATTCCTAAAAAGGAGTTCGATCGTTATCTGAATGTTTTAACAGAGCTTGCATGGGCAATACATACTAAACAAGGTGGGCTTAACTCAGATGAATTAGATATATTTTTTGATAGCTATAAGAAGATTTATCTAGGTGTAGATGAAGATACTGTTATTGGAAGGCTTCGTTCGAATTCAATACTAACACTTAAGAACGGCAAAACAGATTTTAAGTACCCTTATCTCTTCTATTTCTTTGCTGCTAAGAAAATAGCTGAGTCTTATACGACTGATAATGATGTATGTGAAAAAACCAAGGTTATTTTGAATAACTTGCATAGAGAGGACTATGCTAACATTTTGGTTTTTGTTACGCATCATACGAAGGATAAGTGGGTATTGGAGTCTATTCAGACAGCCCTCTCTTGCTTATTTGACGATCAGAAACCGGCCGTGCTTTCCACTTCACAGCTGACTTTTTTAGGTGCGTTTATTGCTCAAATTCCTGGTCTTATAATGGAACAAAGAGAAGTAAGAGATGAAAGGAAAAAGCATCATGAATTGCTTGATGATATTGAGCGAAATGCAAATGAATTAGATGCGTTTGAAGAAAATGATATTTTGGCGAAAATAAATAAAACTTTCAAAGGAATGGAAATTGCAGGCCAAATTGTTCGAAATAGGCACGCAACGCTGACAAGGGAAGCATTGCTTGATTTAACCGTAAAGGGAGCTGATACTGGTCTGCGTTTTTTGAACTATTTTATTTGTTTGTCCGACATTGCTAAACATGAGGTTGTGAAATTAGTAGAACTTACCTTAAGCGAGAATCCTAATTTCACCAATGAGCAGATAAAAAAAGAAGCAACTAAGTTCTTTTTGCAAATGACCTACGGTGTTATTAATGGCGTAATTAGAAAAATAGCATCCTCCATTGGTTCAAAGGAAGCTTCTGAAATCTATGATGAAATTGGTGGCTCTGAACCAACACCTGCAGAGATACTGTTGAAACAAGCAATCCAACTCCAGTTCAAAAGAAAGATGGATGTTGAGACTATTGCGTATACGGTCAGCCAACTTCAAGGTAATCCTGTTTGTATAAGAATTCTCAAGGAAATGATTATTCAGCATGTATATATGTTCCCAGTTGACTATCGAGACAAGCAAAGAATTGATGCAATGCTTGAATTATCAGTCAAACAGCAACAATTAATGGATTCGAAGAGAAGGTTAAAAGGCTAAAAGTTTAAAAGTGAAAATCATTAAGTCCTGTGTCAAGATCATGCATGAATGTGCATGATTTTGCATCTCCCTAGGATTATGATTATTGTTGCACTGAGCCCTATGGGGGCTAATGATTAAACTTGAAATTGTTGCATGAAAATCCATAGGTTAAGCGGGCAGGCGAGGCGGGGATAGCACTGCGCGCCGGGTGTGGTGACAGGATTTATTTTACGCGTCTGTGCGCGTCGTGGGGGCGCGCTGTGATGTGAAGTCGGTCAAGGTGATGTCGGGGCGCTTGCGTCGCGTGCGCGGCGTCTGGCTTGCTCTGAGAATGTGCCGCCCGTAGGCGGCATTTTTGGCAGGTTTAGTCGGTCTCTATGTTGTAATCCTTAAAGCGGATCACCTCCATCCCGAGCCAGTCGTTTATCTCTTTAAACCGCTCCTGCAGCGGCGTCAGCTCGTTACGCACAAACACCCGCGCCACCTTCTCGATGTCGCCCATCGAGCCGATATTCTCAGGCTTGCCGCCCATGAGCTGGAACGGTACGCGGTGCGCATCGAGCAGGTCAGCGGCGCTCACCTTCTTGATGTTAAAAAAATCATCCTTCGTGGCGACTTCACTCAGCGGCACGATCTTAATGCCATCCGGTTTCCCGTTCGGGGCGTAGAAAAACAGGTTTTTAAAATTCCCGAGTCCTTTCGAGTCGCGCATCGCGGAGCGCAGCGCCTCGACGTCGGTGCTGCTTTGCGCCGCATCGGTCACGTACATGATGTAACCCGCGTGCGCGCCGTTCTGGTAATACTTGCGACGAAACAGCGTGGCGGATTCATTCAGCCAGGCAGAATTGAGCGCGCTCAGGTATTCCGGCATCCCGTAGAGCTCCTGATTGATATCGGGCTCAAGCAGGTGAAACACCGAACCGGGGGCGAACTGGTGCGGGTGCGTATAGTCCGACACGTACCAGTAAACGCCATCCTCGACACCACGGCGGGTGTATTTGGCCGGGGAGGTTTCCAGTTTAAAGAGCTGGCCGGTCACGCTCATGCGCTTTTCGAGATAGCCGTTGGCAAACACCAGATAATCGAGCACGAGGCGGCTGAAGTCCTGACGGGACAGCAACGGGTGCGGGATAAAGGTGCTGGTCAGAATGTTGCGCTTGACGTAAATCGGGGAGCTGTGGTGTACGGCTGCGCGCAGGCTTTTTGCCAGTCCCGAGAAGTTGACCGGCGGCTCGTACCATTTGCCGTTGTTGATGCACTCGACATAGTCGAGGATGTCGCGGCGATCCAGAACGGGCGACGGCTCACCAAAGGTGAACGCCTCCATTTTCTGCGGGGCGCTGGCGGTCATGTTGGTCTGTTTTGGCTGTTTCTTTTGGCGTTTTTTCATCTTAGTTAATATCCAGAATTGAACTTGATTGCATACCGCTACCGGCGGAAAGCGGCTCGTTTAACAGGGCGTGCATGGTCGCCCACGCGATATCCGCGTGGCTGGCTTCCTCGCTGCGGCTGGCTTCGTAGGTGGCGTTGCGGCCGCTGCTGGTCATGGTTTTGCGGATAGCCATAAATGACTGCGTGATGTCGGTTGCCCCGGCGTCGTATTCCAGACACCCCCGGCGAATGGTGTCTTTTGCTTTCAGCACCATTGCGGTTTTCATTTCCGGCGTGTAGCGGATGGCACGTGCCGCCGGGAAGAATGAGCGCACGAGCTGGTAAACACCCTGGCCGATGCCGGTCGCATCGATGCCGATATAGTCGACGGTGTATTTCTCGGTCAGCGCGCGAATGGCCTCGGCCTGCGCGGCAAAGTCCATGCCTTTCCACTGATGACGCTCAAGGATGCGGAACTTGCCACCGGCAACCAGCGGAGGAGCCAGTACCGCGCACCCGGCGCTGTCCCCGGTGTGTGACGGGTCGTAGCCAATCCAGACAGGACGCCAGTTAAACGGACGGTCAGCGAACGGTTCGAAGTCCTCCCATTCCTCCATCGCATCCACCATGCAACGCTGCAGCTCCTCGAACGGGAATACCGACGCCTTATCGTCGACGAACTCGCACATAAACAGGTTACGGAAATCATCCACGCTGTTTTCCCGTTTGAGCTGGTCGAGGTCGAATCGGTTACAGCCACGGGCGAGCGCGTCCTCAATGGTGACAATCTGCCGCCACTGGCCGTCCCCGCACAGCACGCCACCGGCGAGCGCCTGATGACTGATATCGATGTCGACGCGTTCGTCGGCACAGCTGCGGCCACGGTTAAACAGCTCGCCTGACCAGAACGGGTAAGCGCCGTGCGCCAGACTGGATGGAGTAGAAAAATAGGTGGTGCGCAGGTGTGACTGCGAGGCCATGCCCGAGGCGACTTTGCGCAGCTTCTGGAAATTGGGGATCCAGAAAATTTCATCGACGTAAAGGTCGCCGTTGTGGCTCTGCGCGGTGTTGGAATTTGTACCGAGAAAAATCAGCTTTGCGCCATTGTTGCCGATGACGATCGGGTCGCCGGTCAGCTCAACGTCGGCGAGTTGGGCAAAGAGAATGATGTATTCGCGGAAAACATAAGCCTGCGTTTTACTGGCCGACAAAAATATCTGGTTTTGCCCGGTTTTAAGGGCTCGCAGTAGCGCCTCGCGTGCAAAGTAGAACGTCGCGCCAATCTGTCGCGATTTCAGAATGTGGCGGATGCGGTGCTCTAACCCCGCTTTATACCAGTGGAGCTGATACTCAAACGACTGGTCGAAGAAAATCTCTTCCAGCTTTTCTATCGCGTCATCACTGAAGAAATTGCGTTTCGGCTTTTTGCGATCGCCTTTGTTGCGGCTGGCGATATTGGGGTTTAAATCCACCTCGTTTCCGGTCTGGCCGTAGCGGTTAACGCGCGCGAGTCGCTCCATCTGGCGCGACAGAAAATCAGCGACTTTGAAGTCATGCGCGGTCAGGTCTGGCTTTGCGTAGAGCTGGATAAGTCGCGCCTCTAATGTCGATTCCACGCGGTTAATCGGCGCGGTTTCTTCCCATCCGTCACGCTGTTTCCAGCTCTGTACGGTCGGGCGCTTGAGCTGCAGCATGTCGCAGATTTGCGGCACGGCGAACCCCTGCCAGTACAACAGCCGCGCCTGTCGTCGCGGGTCATTTAACAGAGAAAGGTCAGTTGAAATGGTCATGCTTGCCTCGTTTTTGGTGTGACGTGGCAAGGCTAAGGAAATGGGGAACTATTCGCGCTAAGTGCCTGTTGTGTCAGATCTAATCAGATCGTAAGCGGTGGCTGATACGGGTCAGAGTCGGGAAACTAAACCCGACCCGAAAACCCAACATCAGGACAACTGAACAATGGCAAAGAAAGTTTCTAAATGGTTTCGCATCGGCGTCGAGGGTGACACCTGCGATGGCCGCGTCATCAGCGGCGATGACATTCAGGATATGGCCGACACGTTCGACCCGCGCGTCTACGGCTGCCGCATTAACCTCGAACATATCCGGGGGCTGATGCCTGACAGTCCGTTTAAACGCTATGGCGATGTAACCGAGCTTAAGGCGGAGATTATCAGTGATGACTCTGTCCTCAACGGCAAAAAGGCACTGTTTGCCAAAATTGCCCCGCTTGACGAGCTGGTCAGCATGGTGCGTGCCGGGCAGAAGGTTTACACCTCCATGGAGATCCGCCCGAACTTCTCGAACAGCGGCAAGTGCTACCTCATCGGGCTGGCCGTCACCGATGACCCGGCAAGCCTCGGCACGGAATACCTCGAATTCTGCAGCCGCGCCGCGCAGAACCCGCTCGCCGGTAAAAAAGACCAGCCGGACGACGTTTTCTCTGTGGCCTCACTGGCTGCGCTGGAGTTTGAGGACGTTCCCGACACCATGCTCAACAGCCTGACCGATAAGGTTAAAGCCATTTTTGGCCGTAAGCAGGCCAGCGATGACGCCCGTTTCGCCGATGTGCATGAGGCGGTGACCACCGTTACCGAGCAGGTACAAACCAATCTCAACGCCACCGACCAGCGCGTCACCGAGCTGGAGACCGCTTTTGCGCTGCTTAAGCAGGACGTGACCAGCAAAGTCGATGAAAACGCGCAGGCGTTTACCTCCCTGAAAAGCTCCCTCGACAGCACCGAAAGCCAGAGCCAGCCGCGCCGCGAGCTTTCAAAAGGCGGTACCGGCGACGAGCTGCTGACCAACTGCTGATAACGCGCCGGGCGCGTTGTCCGGCCTGAACCCTTTTACCCGAACAGGAAAAACCATGCGTAAAGATACCCGCTTCAAATTTAATGCCTACCTGTCCCGCGTCGCGGAGCTGAACGGCGTTTCCACCGACGACGTGGCGAAGAAATTCACCGTCGAGCCGTCGGTCACGCAAACCCTGATGACGACCCTGCAGATGTCATCCGCGTTTCTGACCAAAATCAACATCGTGCCGGTTGACGAGCTGAAAGGCGAAAAAGTCGGGGTGGGCGTTAACGGTACGATTGCGAGCACCGCCGACACCGCCGGTGATGATGAGCGTAAGACCGCTGACTTTACCGCGCTGGAGTCCAACAAATACGAGTGCGCGCAGATTAACTTTGACTTCCATATCCGTTACAAACAGCTCGACCTGTGGGCGCGATTCCAGGACTTCCAGACCCGTATCCGTGACGCCATCATCAAACGCCAGTCCCTCGATTTCATCATGGCCGGTTTCAACGGCATCGAGCGCGCGGCGACGTCCGACCGCAAAAAAAATCCACTGCTGCAGGACGTGGCGACCGGCTGGCTGCAGAAGTACCGCAATGAAGCGTCAGCGCGCGTGATGTCCAAAATCACCGACGAGGACGGCAAGGTCATTTCAGACGTGATCCGCGTGGGTAAAAACGGCGACTATGCGAACCTCGACGCGCTGGTCATGGATGCCACCGGCAACCTGATTGACGAGATTTATCAGGATGACCCGGAGCTGGTTGTCATCACCGGGCGTAAGCTGATGGCGGATAAATATTTCCCGATCGTCAACAAAGAGCAGGCAAACACCGAGTCGCTGGCCGCTGACATCATCATCAGCCAGAAGCGAATCGGCAACCTGCCAGCCGTGCGCGTGCCTTACTTCCCGGCAGATGCGCTGATGGTGACGCGTCTCGACAATCTGTCGATTTACTTCATGGATGACGCGCACCGTCGCGCCATTATCGAAGAACCGAAAAAAGACCGCGTCGAAAACTACGAGTCCATGAATATTGACTACGTGGTCGAGGCTTACGCCGCCGGTTGCCTGATTGAAAACATCCAGCTTGGTGACTTCACCGCACCTGCAGCACCGGAAAGCGGAGAGTAAGCCATGACGAGTCCCGCAGCGCGTCACATGATGCGGGTCTCGGCCTCTGAAACTGCGCAGCGGGCTGCTGTCCCGCTGCGCAATGCAACTGCCTATGAGCAGATGCTCGTTAAGCTGGCCGCAGACAACCGCACGCTAAAACAAATCAGCTCCAAAGAGCGCAAAGCCGCGAAAAAGCGTGAGCTGCTGCCGTTCTATCTGCCGTGGGTGGCTGGCGTCCTCGAAAAAGGCAAAGGGGCGCAGGATGACATTGTTATGACCGTCATGCTCTGGCGTCTCGATGCTGACGATATCGCCGGGGCGCTGGAAATCGCCCGTTACGCCATGACCTGGGGCCTCACCATGCCGGTCGGTCGCCGTCCGACGCCGTGCCTGCTGGCCGAAGAAGTGGCACTGGCCGCGCAGCGCCTGCTCACGGCAAAACAGCCGGTCAATCTAGCGAACCTGCTCGATACTATCGCGCTGACTGAACGCGCGGATATGCCCGATATCGTGCGTGCGAAGCTGCACAAAATCACCGGCTATGTGTTGCGTGATGCGGAGCAACTGCCGGAGGCGCTGGCGCACCTGCAGCGTGCGATCCAGTTAGAAAGCACTATCGGGGTGAAAAAGGATATCGAGCAGTTAGAGCGCCAGCTCAGGCCAAAACCCGAACCGGCACCGAAAACCAAAACGACTAAACCGCGCACGCGCAAACCTGCCGCCAAACCAGCGGCACGGCGCGGGCGTCCACCAAAGGCGGCAAAAGCCGCAGGTTAACCGAGCGCTCCCCGAGCCGGGCGGCACGCCGGTCAATGCGGGTATCAATTGCCCTGACTGCGACCGGCGTCCACCGCCCACCTATTACCCGAGGTTGTCATGACGACGCTGATTATTGAGCCAAAAAAAGAGCCGCAGGATGTGCCGGGCGTGGTGATACCGCCACCGGGCGTGAGCGAGCCGGTAATCAAAAACACCCCGTTTTTTCCTGACGTTGATCCGAAGCGCGTGCGGGAAGAAATGCGACTGGAGCAGACCGTTTCCCCCGTGCGCCTGCGCCGGGCGATTAAGACCGCGATTGCGGAGACTAACGCGGAGCTGAGCGACTGGCGCGAAAGTCAGCTCGATGCCGGTTACGCCACGCTGGCGGATGTCCCGACCGACGAGCTCGACGGCGAGAGCGTGCGCGTTTTCCACTACTTCAACGCCGTGTGTTCGATGACGACGGCCACGCTGTATGAGCGTTTTCGCGGCGTGGATGCGACCGGCAAAGGGGACAAAAAAGCCGACAGCATCGACAGCACTATCGATGAAATGTGGCGGGATATGCGCTGGTCTGTGGCGCGCATTCAGGACAAAGCGCGCTGCATTGTGGGGCAAATCTGATGAAAGCGTATGCGCTGCAGGGGGACACCCTCGACGCGATTTGCGCCCGGTACTACGGGCGCACTAAGGGAGTGGTCGAAACCGTCCTGGAGGCGAATCCCGGCCTGTCCGAGCTCGGCGTCATTCTGCCGCACGGCACGGCAGTAGAGCTGCCCGAGACCGAGAGCACGGCCAGAACCGAAACGGTGAATCTATGGGACTGAGTATGGAAAAAATCACCACGTTTATCGCCTACTGGCTGGCCGTGGGGCTGGCGTATGTCGGGGCAATGTCCCCCGAAAAGATGGCGCTTTACGTGGGCGGCGGATGCGCCATTTTTACCGCGCTGACGAACTACTGGTTTAAGCGCAAAACGTACCTCTATCTGACATCGCTCGGACTCGATAAAGGGGCTATTCGTGAAATCAATCGTTAAAAAGTGCAGTGTGGCCGCCGTGCTGGCGCTTGCAGCGCTGATGCCTGACTTTCCTCTGCTTAACACCTCGCCCGAAGGGCTGGCGCTGATTGCCGACCTCGAAGGCTGTCGCCTGACGCCTTACCAGTGCAGCGCGGGAGTGTGGACGTCAGGCATCGGCCACACTGCAGGCGTCGTGCCGAAAGGGGAAATCACCGAACGTCAGGCGGCGGCGAACCTCGTCGCGGATGTGCTGAACGTCGAGAAGCGTCTCGCAGTCTGCGCGCCGGTGGAAATGCCGCAGCACATTTACGACGCGCTGGTTAGCTTCTCATTCAATGTTGGAACCGGTGCGGCCTGCCGGTCGACGCTGGTCTCGTTTATCAAACGCCAGCAGTGGCCGCAGGCGTGCGACCAGCTCACCCGCTGGGTTTACGTGAATGGCGAAGTTAACAAAGGGCTGGAAAATCGCCGCGCGCGTGAGCGTGCCTACTGTCTCAGGGGGATTCAATGAAAGTGATGTTGTTTTTACTGGCCGCGCTGATGGCGGTTGTGCTCTGGCTGCGTCATGAAAACGGCAACCTGACGCGCTCGTTTGAACGGGCAAACAGGGTCGCCACCGAACAAAAAACCGCGATCGGAATGCTGAAAAATCAGCTTTCCGTTTCGCAGGGAATTGCCAGGCGAAATGAAACCGCGCAGGTCAGTTTACGCGGCGAACTGCTGGCCGCCGGTGCGATGGCCGTGCGGCGTGAAGAAACCATTACGAGGCTGATAAATGAGAATGAAACCTTACGCCGCTGGTATAGCGCTGAACTGCCTGATGTTGTGCGTCGGCTGCACACCCGCGCCGGTTGTGCCTCCGCCGGTCATTGTTTACAGCGCCTGCCCGAAGGTGAGCTATTGCCCGATGCCGGAAAGCGACCCGGGCACTAATGGCGACCTGAGCGTCGATATTCGCAGGCTTGAGCACGCGCTCGCCGCCTGCGCGCTGCAGGTTGAAACCATCAAAGACTGTCAGGATAAACTCGATGAAGAAAGCACGCAGCCTGCGCGAAGCGCTGATTAAAGCCGTTCCGCAACTGGAAACAAACCCCGAAATGATGCGCATCTTTGCCGATGAGGGGAATATCGATGCACGTCTCGCGGCCTCGCTGTCGCACGAGAAAATTTACACCCTGAATGTGATCGTGTGTGACTTTGTGGGCGACCCTGACCTGATTTTCGTGCCAGTGGCTGCATGGCTCAGGGAAAACCAGCCGGATATCTGCACGCTCGATGACGGCCGCAAAAAGGGCTACCGTTTCCAGATGGATTTAAACGACGGGGACAGTGTCGACATCAGCATCAGCCTGCAGCTCACCGAGCGCACCATCATCAAAGAGGAAAACGGAGCGCTGCACGTAAGCTATGCCCCTGAGCCGCCGCTGCCGGAGCCCGTAACCCCACCAAAAGAGCTCTATCTTGACGGAGAGCTGGCGAGTAAATGGGATGAGTGAATTTAAGCCCTTTGACGACAGGCTCAACGGTCTGATTGCTGCCCTGTCACCGGCATCGCGCCGGAAGCTGGCCGGGGAGATAGCAAAGGAGCTGCGCAAGTCGCAACAGCAACGTATCAAACAGCAAAAAGCCCCGGACGGGGCGCCCTATCAGGCGCGAAAGCGACAACGCCTCAGGGCTAAGACTGGGCGGATTAAACGGGCAATGTTCCAGAAACTCCGCACAAGCCGATACATGAAAGCCACTGGCCGAGAAAACAGCGCGGTGGTGGAATTTACCGGTAAAGTGCAGCGTATCGCGCGAGTCCATCAGTACGGGCTAAAAGACCGGCCTAACCCGCACAGCCGTGACGTACAATATGCAGAGCGCCAGTTATTAGGGCTTAGCCAGGATAGTAAACAGATGGTTGAAAAAATGATTATAAATCATTTTAGTATTAGGTAATAATCATAAGCCCTTGAGTGAGGGGCTTATGATTGTTTGAACGCTAACTGGCATTGATAGATTCTGATATTTTTAGCATTTCCTCAAGGTATTTTTTATCTTCAAATTTTTTCGGGCTAACTTTTTCTATAAAAGGCGATCCTTTCCCTTGAATATCACAAATCCTACCTAGAGCTGTTATATTTATTTTATACTGACTTGGTATGGACTTTGCCTGAAAGATATAAATCTCACTTTCATTTTTGCTTGATTTTTTTAAATGATAACAGGCAGAGAGAATGTTTTCCTTGTCACTAGCGCTTGTATTGGTTCCGAAAATTACACCTTTAATGTGTTGTATGGATATTTTTATGTTTCTGAGGGGAGGGGCTAGCTCATCATAAACAGGCAAATGTAATCTCAATTCCTTTTCATACTTCCAGTCAGTGAATTTTACGCGTCCGATATCGCTCTCATTGTATTTCGGTAAGTCTGCCAATAAAATTTCACAGCAATCGTAAAAATCTTCCTGGTCATTAAAAGAGAATGTTGGGATTAGTTTTCTGAAACCATTTGATCTAACTGGTTTGTTTTTATACGCCACCTCAAGAAGCTTTGCTTTACTGAACCTCGACATGCCTAATGAATAACTTGATTCGGATAATCTTTCGGCTGAAGGGAAGATTTCTATATTACTTTCTAAAGTGATGTTACCGTCATTTGTTTCATAAATAATTGCGAACCCCTTTTCTGCGCTACCGTAGTGGCCCCACATTGTTAGAATGGTGGCGCTTTTTGAAAAGGATGTAATATATAATTTATCATTTAACTCTGTGTTTAATTCGTTTTTTATGTATGAGTTAAGGGCATCTATCACATTTCGCGCATCAAGGAAGTTTAATTCTGTGATGGCCTTTTTGCTGATTTCATATGAAACTCTATTTATTGTTTCTTCGTAATTTAGCGATAGGGACTTCCTCTTATTTAAAAGTGCGGCAAAGATGTCTTTTTTGGAGGCTTGTAAAGCCATCGATACATGCGATTTGGGGTGTAAATTTAATTTAATACAGATGCTAAGAATGATTTCATCAATGAACCTTGCCCATACCTCACGGTTGGCATTAAATATGAACTGTGGCTTGCATTCATGTATGTCATTTAATTCTTTTGGGGATGCAAAAAAAACCTCTCCGTGACGAAGCATGGAAAGGTTAAGGTTGTCGACCCTCAGGTATTTATAAAAATACATTTCAAATCCTTATGTATGAACCATGGTTACAGATTAAATAGGAAACATTTGTATTTTTCAAATTTAATTATTTCCTCAATCATAGTAATCAAGCATCTTAGTTACTAGAACTATCGAGGGTGTTGTTGTATCGACCACAAAACACCGTTCCATTGCCGCTGGCCTCGCCAGGCGGCATCCTTTCCCCATGAATAATCTAAATTCTCTGCAGGAAATCGCTCGCGCGATCCGCAACCTTATCCGCACCGGCATCGTGACAGACGTCGACCACGACGAGGGGCTTTGTCGTGTCCAGACCGGCGGCATGGAAACCACCTGGCTGAACTGGCTAACCTGCCGCGCCGGTCGCGCTCGCGTATGGTGGGCTCCGTCCGTTGGCGAGCAGGTGCTTTTGCTGGCGATCGGCGGAGAGCTCGATACGGCCTTTGTGCTGCCGGGCATTTTCTCTGACGACCATCCCGCGCCGTCTGCCTCCCCTGATGCGCTTCACGTTTCCTTTCCTGACGGGGCGGTTATCGAGTACGAGCCCGAAAACGGTGCGCTCACCGTGTCAGGCATCAAGACGGCTGACGTCACCGCGTCGGATACCATTACGGCAACCGTGCCGCTGGTGCTGGTGAAAGCGTCGAGCCGTATCACGCTCGATACGCCGGAGGTGGTTTGCACCAACAAGCTGACCACCGCCACGCTGGAAGTGCAGAAAGGCGGCACCATGCGCGGGGACATCGAGCACACCGGCGGGACGCTGAAATCAAACGGTGTGCAGGTGGATGACCACGACCACGGCGGCGTGCAAAGGGGCGGAAGCTGGACGGAGGGCATCAAATGACAGTGCGTTATCTGGGAATGAACAGCCAGACCGGCCTCAGTATCTCTGAGGTTGAGCATATCCGGCAAAGCGTGCGTGACATTCTGGTCACGCCGGTTGGCTCGCGCGTCATGCGCCGTGAATACGGCTCGCTCCTGTCGCAGATGATTGACCAGCCGCAGACCCCCGCGCTGCGCCTGCAGATTATGGCCGCGTGCTACTCCGCGATCCAGAAATGGGAGCCGCGCGTAGACCTCTCGACCATTACCTTTAAACGGTCGGAGACCGACGGCGGGCTGTATGTCGACATCACCGGCACCCGCTCGACCGGCGGCCAGCCATTTTCCATCACCATTCCACTGAGCTAAATCACTATGGCAACCGTTGACCTGAATCAGTTACCCGTTCCCGATGTGGTGGAAGAACTGAACTTTGAAACCATTCTTGCCGAACGCATTGCGACGCTAATTTCGCTTTATCCCGAAAATCAGCAGGAGGCTATCGCCCGGACGCTGGCACTTGAGTCAGAGCCGATTGTGAAGCTGCTGCAGGAAAACGCCTACCGTGAAGTTATCTGGCGTCAGCGTGTGAATGAAGCCGCGCAGGCGGTTACGCTGGCCTATTCAACCGGTCGCGACCTTGACGTCGTGGCCGGGAACAACAATACCGAACGCCTGACCATCACCCCGGCAGATGACACCACCATACCGCCAACGCCTGCTGTTATGGAATCCGACACCGACCTGCGTCTGCGCACGCAACAGGCGTTTGAGGGCCTGAGCGTGGCGGGTCCGGTCGGTGCATATGAATATCACGGCCGCAGCGCCGACGGGCGGGTCGCCGACGTGTCGGTCGAAAGCCCGTCGCCAGCCTGCGTGACGATTTCCGTGTTATCCCGTGAGGGTGACGGCACCGCGAGCCCTGAGTTACTGGCGGTCGTTGAAAAAGCACTGAACGCCGAAGATGTGCGACCGGTGGCTGACCGGGTGACCGTCCAGTCGGCGGAGATTATCTCGTACAAGATTGACGCGACGCTCTACGTTTACCCCGGTCCCGAATCTGAGCCCATCAGGCAGGCGTCAGAGCAGAGGCTACAGAGCTATATCAGCACGCAGCACCGCCTCGGGCGTGATATCCGCCTGTCAGCCATTTATGCGGCGCTACATGTTGAGGGGGTGCAGCGTGTCGAGCTGGCATCCCCGCAGGCTGACATTGTGCTGAGTAAGTCGCAGGCGTCGAACTGCACCGAGTACCAGATAGCTATCGGGGGCTCGGATGAGTGACCGGCTGTTACCCGTCGGCTCGTCGCCGCTGGAGGTTGCCGCCGCTGCCGCGCTCGCTGAGATTCAGCGCGTACCGGTACCGCTGCGCACCCTGTGGAACTGGCGCACCTGCCCGGTCAACCTGCTGCCCTATCTGGCGTGGGCGCTGTCGGTCGACCGGTGGGACGAGAAGTGGCCGGAGACAACAAAGCGCAGCGTCTGCGCGTCGTCGTTTTTCGTCCATCAGCACAAAGGCACCATCAGCGCATTGCGTCGGGTGGTTGAGCCGCTCGGCTTTCTGATTGAGGTGCGCGAGTGGTGGCAGCTCGACGAGGAGCCAGGCACTTTCCGCCTCGTTGTCGGCGTGCTCGACAGTGGTATCACTGACGAAATGTATCAGGAGCTAGAGCGCCTGATTGATGATGCCAAACCGGCAAGCCGCCACCTTACGGGGCTTGCTATCAGCCTGAGCACGTCAGGCGAGCTGTACGTCGGCGCAGGATGCTACCACGGCGACGCGCTGACCGTTTACCCCTACACCTCCGAGGAGATTGTTGTCGGCGGTGAATATTACCCGGCTTCGGCCATCCATCTAATTGATTACCTGAGAGTGAACGCATGACCGCAAAATATTTTGCCATTCTGACCAATCAGGGCGCGGCGCGGCTGGCGAACGCGGCGGCACTGGGTACAAAACTCAATCTGACTCAAATGGCGGTCGGGGATGCGAACGGCACACTGCCGACCCCTGACCCGGCGCAGACGAAGCTCATTAACCAGAAGCGCATCGCACCGATAAACCTGCTGACCGTTGACCCAAACAACACAAGCCAGATTATCGCGGAGCAGATTATTCCCGAAAATGAGGGCGGATTCTGGATACGCGAGATTGGTCTCTACGATGATGACGGCATTCTGATTGCCGTGGCAAACTGCCCGGAGACCTACAAACCGCAACTGCAGGAGGGGAGCGGTCGCACGCAGACCATTCGCATGATTCTGATTGTGTCGGGTACATCGGCCATCACACTGAAAATTGACCCGTCCGTCGTGCTGGCAACCCGTCAGTATGTTGACGATAAGGTCGGGGCGGCAAAGACCTACACCGACAGCAAAATTGTCGAAGTGAAAGCCTATGCTGATACTCTGCTGACTGCACACCTCGCCGCAGCTGACCCACACACGCAGTACCTCAAAACGGCGGATATTGATAAATATATCCCGGTCGGTTTTCCGCTGCCGTGGCCGCAGGCAACACCGCCAGAGGGCTGGCTTAAATGTAACGGTGCTGCTTTTGACAAGGTGAAATATCCAAAGCTGGCCGCTGCTTACCCGTCTGGTTTTCTGCCTGATATGCGTGCGCAGACGATCAGAGGGTGGGATGACGGAAGGGGAATTGATACCGGACGCGCCTTGCTTAGCGAGCAGAGTGACGCTATTAGAAACATTATCGGCAGTGTGGCAAACGTCTATACCGCTGACCCAAACACGACCAGTGGAGCGCTCAGCTATGCCGGGAATGGTTACGGTCAGTGGCAGTCTGGCGCGGGCGTTAATCTTAATTATCGAAACCTTGTACTCAATGCTGCTAATCAGGTGCCGACGGCCTCAGAGAACCGGGTAAAAAACATTGCATTTAACTTTATCGTGAGGGCGGCATAATGGCGAAAGCTACGCTGAATAAAAATGGAATTGCCATAAAGGCAGGCGAAATCACGGTTTATAACTTTGCCGGTGATACGCGCGAATTTTTATCGCCATCGGTGGAGTTTCTCGCGGTCGGCGTGGGTATTCCTGCCAACTCCTGCACCGACTTACCACTGAGTCCAAAAGAGGGCTTCGCCGTCTGCCGCACGGCCAGCCTTGACGGGTGGGAATATGTTGCCGACCACCGGGGCGAAACGGTCTATGACACGGCCACGGGTGAGCCTGCAGACATCACCACGCCGGGTGAATATGCCGACAGCGTGACCACACTTGCGCCATCAACACGTTTTGACAAGTGGAACGGTAGCGCGTGGGTCACGGATGTGGATGCGCAACACCGGGCGCAGGTGCAGAACGCCGAAACCGTAAAGGCCACGTTACTGAAAGAGGCGCAAGGCACAATCAGCATATGGCAGACTGAGCTGCAGCTCGGCATTATCGGTGAGGATGACAAAGCCAGCCTGATTACATGGATGAAATACATTCAGGTGCTGAACGCGATCGACACCTCTACAGCGCCAGATATTGAGTGGCCGGAAAGACCAGAATAAACGAAGCCCTCCACCCGGAGGGCTTTTTTGTGTGTTGTGTTATCCCTCCACCAACGGCATTGCATCGCGCTTGCGCGACACACAACAGAAAATAGTCGCACCCCTTAACCACGGAGTTAAACAGATGGGCGACTATCATCATGGCGTCGAGGTCATCGAGATTAACGATGGCACGCGCACCATTTCCACCGTCTCGACGGCCATCATTGGCATGGTCTGCACGGCCAGCGATGCTGACGACAAGACGTTTCCCCTTAATGAGCCGGTGCTGATTACCAGTGTGCAAACGGCGATCGGTAAAGCCGGTAAAAAAGGTACGCTGGCAAAATCCCTGCAGGCCATCGCCGACCAGTGCAAGCCGGTCATTGTGGTGGTGCGCGTTCCCGAAGGTATTGAAGACCCGGAAGACCCGGAAGCGGCGCAGAAAGAAACCATTTCCAATATCATCGGCACGACTGACGAAAACGGCAAATACACCGGGCTGAAAGCGCTGTTAACGGCGAAAACCGTCACAGGCGTTAAGCCGCGCATTCTCGGCGTGCCGGGACTGGACACGCAGGAAGTGGCGACCGCGCTCGCGTCGACCTGCCAGAGCCTGCGCGCGTTCGGGTATGTGAGCGCGTGGGGCTGCAAGACCATTTCCGACGCCATCAAATACCGTGAGAACTTCAGCCAGCGCGAGCTGATGGTCATTCACCCTGATTTTCTGGCATGGGACACCACGGCGAACGAAACCGATATTGCATGGGCGACCGCCCGCGCGCTCGGCCTGCGCGCCAGAATCGACCAGGAAACCGGCTGGCACAAAACGCTGTCCAACGTCGGCGTGAATGGCGTCACCGGCGTCAGCGCCTCGGTCTCATGGGATTTGCAGGAGCAGGCCACCGACGCCAACCTGCTGAATCAGGCCGGAGTAACAACGCTCATTCGTAACGACGGCTTTAAATTCTGGGGCAACCGCACCTGCTCGGACGATCCGTTATTCGTGTTTGAAAACTACACCCGCACGGCGCAGGTGCTGGCCGACACGATGGCAGAGGCGCACGCGTGGGCGATGGATAAGCCGGTTTCTGCAACGCTCATCCGCGACATCGTCGCCGGTATCAATGCCAAATTCCGCGAGCTGAAAAACAACGGCTATATCGTTGACGGCTCCTGCTGGTACGACCCGGAATCAAACAGCGTGGAAACCCTCAAAGCCGGGAAGCTGTATATCGATTACGACTACACCCCCGTCCCGCCGCTGGAAAACCTGACCCTGCGCCAGCGCATCACCGATACCTATCTGGCAGACCTGTCAGACTCGGTCAACAGCTAAGGAGCCCAGAGCATGGCGTTACCACGCAAACTGAAATATCTGAACATGTTTAACGACGGTCTCAGCTACATGGGCGTCGTTGAATCCGTCACCCTGCCAAAGCTGACCCGTAAGCTTGAGAAATATCGCGGCGGCGGGATGCCGGGCTCGGTGTCGGTTGACCTCGGTCTCGACGACGACGCACTGTCGCTTGAGTGGACGCTGGGCGGCCTGCCTGACGTCGCGCTGTGGGCGCAGTACGCGTCACCGGGTGCCGACAGCGTACCGTTGCGCTTCACCGGCTCATTCCAGCGCGATGACACCGGCGAAATCTCTGCCGTTGAGGTGGTCATGCGTGGCCGTCACAAGGAGTACGACAGCGGCGAAAACAAACAGGGCGAAAGCGGCACGACCAAAATCGCGACCGAGTGCTCGTACTACCAGCTCACGATCGACGGCAAAGAGGTCATCGAGATTGACGTCGTCAACATGGTGATGAAAGTCGACGGTGTCGACCGTCTCGCTGAGCACCGCCGTGCGATTGGCCTGTAACCCTTTAACCGGTCAGCCAGGCTGGCCGGTCACCTACTCACCTTCAAAGAGAGCAACATCATGGAAAACACCAACGAAACCGAAAACCCAAACATTGTGATCCTCGATAACCCCATCATGCGCGGTGAGCAAAAAATCGAGCAGGTGACCGTCACAAAACCCAACGCGGGAACCCTGCGCGGCGTGAGTCTGGCCTCGCTGGCAAACTCTGACGTCGATGCGCTGATTAAGGTGCTGCCGCGCATGACATACCCGGCGCTGACCGAGCACGAGGTCATGCGTCTGGAAGCATCAGACCTGATTTTGTTCGCCGGTAAGGTGGTCGGTTTTTTGTCGCCATCTTCGGCTCGCTGACCTTCCCGGATAATCTTTCGGTCGATGACCTGATGGCGGATATCGCGGTGATATTTCACTGGCCGCCATCAGAGCTGAATTCCCTGAGCGTGACCGAGCTCATCACATGGCGCGAAAAGGCGCTGCAGCGAAGCGGACACCACCATGAGCAATAATGTCAGACTTGAGGTACTGCTTAACGCAGTAGACCGGGCAAGCCGACCGCTCAAAGCTATCCAGAACGCCAGCAAGACCCTTGCTGGTGATATCCGCACTTCTCAAAACAGCCTGCGCGATCTGAATGCACAGGCTGGCCGAATTGACGGATTCAGGAAAGCGAGCGCGCAGCTTGCCGTGACCGGCCAGTCGCTTAACAAGGCCAAACAGGAAGCCGCCGCGCTGGCCGTGCAGTTTAAAAACACGCAGAACCCCACAACCGCGCAGGCGCGCGCGATGGAGGCGGCGAAGAAATCCGCTGCTGACCTGCAGCTTAAATACAACAGCCTCAGGCAGTCGGTACAGCGCCAGCGCACCGAGCTCGCGCAGGCCGGTATTAATACCCGCACCCTGTCGGCGGATGAGCGCCGCCTGAAAACCAGAATCAGTGAAACGACTGCGCAGCTAAACCGGCAACGTGATGCGCTTGCGCGCGTCAGCCAGCAACAGGCCAGACTCAGCGCGGTAAAAAGCCGCTATGAATCCGGGCAACAGCTCGCCGCTGGTGCGCGAAATGCCGGGATGGTGGGCGTCGGGGTGGCGACCGCCGGGCTTTATGGTGCGTCACGCTTTATTGCGCCGGGCATCGGTTTTGACAAACAAATGTCAGGCACGCAGGCAATCCTCGGGCTCGATAAGGGCGACGACAAGCTCGCGGCCATTCGTCAACAGGCGCGCGATATCGGTGCGACTACGGCCTTTTCACCGGGTGATGTTGCGCGCACGCAGACCACGCTAGCCCGCTCGGGATATAACGCCGATGACGTGCTGGCCGCGACCGGCTCGACCGTAAACCTGAGCCTCGCGGCCGACGTGGATATCGCAGAAGCCGCTGACATTATCACTAACATGCAGTCGGCATTTAACCTGCCGACCACCGAGATTGAGCGCGTCGCGGATGTGATGACGAAAGGTTTCACGTCATCAAATACCGGACTTGTCGAGCTGGGCGAGGCGATGAAGTATGTCGCACCCATCGCGGAGGCCGCAGGGGCGAGCATTGAAGACACGACAGCCATGCTCGGCATTCTGGCGGATAACGGGATTAAAGGCTCGATGGCCGGTACGAGTGCGAGTGCCATCTTCAACCGCCTGCAAGCACCTATGGGAAAAGCCGTAGAGGCCATTTCTGAGCTGGGCGTGAAAACCCGCGACGGCAACGGGAACATGCTGCCGGTCGAGAAAATCCTCAAAGATATTCATAAGTCCTTTGCGAAAAACAAGCTCGGCACGGCGGAGCAGGGCGAATATCTGAAAGTGATTTTCGGTGAAGAAGCCATGAAGGGCGCGATTAAACTCGTCTCCGCTGCCGGTGATGGCTCGCTCGATAACAAGCGCCAGCAAATCCGCGACTCAAAAGGCACGACCGAGCGCATTGCGAAAATACAAACGGATAACCTCGACGGCGATCTGAAAAACCTGCAGTCAGCATGGGAAGACCTGCAGATTGAGGTTTTCGAAAAAGAAGACTCAGCACTGCGTCGCCTGACGATTTCCGCGACAGACTGGCTTGGCAAGGTGGCCGCGTGGGCGAAAGCTAACCCTGAACTGACGCAAACCCTGTTTAACCTTGTCGCCGGTGGGCTTGCGCTGGTCGGCGTGCTGGGTGGGATTGGGCTGATTGCATGGCCGGTCATTGCCGGGATAAACGGGATTATTGCTGCAGCCGGTCTGCTGAGTGTCATTTTCACCACTGCAGGAAATGCCATTGTTGCTGCAGTCAGCGCAATCAGTCTGCCGGTGGTGGCCGTGGTCGCAGCTGTTGTGGCCGGTGCGCTCCTTATTCGTAAATACTGGGAGCCCATCAGCGCATTCTTTTCCGGCGTGGTGGAAGGGCTTAAAGCGGCGTTTGCGCCAGTGGCGGAAGTCTTTGCACCGCTCGCGCCGGTGTTTGATTTAATCATTGAGAAATTGCGCGGTGTCTGGCAGTGGTTTACAGACCTCATAGCGCCGGTTAAGGCGACGCAGGAGACGCTCGACCGCTGCAAAAATGTCGGCGTGACGTTTGGTACAGCGCTGGCCGATGCGCTGATGGCGCCGCTCAATATCTTTAACAGCCTGAGCGGCAAAGTCAGCTGGCTACTGGAAAAGCTCGGGGTCATCAAAAAAGAGTCGGGCGACCTTGACCAGACGGCCGCTAAGGCCAGTGCCGCCACCGGCTCGCAAAATGGGGCTTATATTCCGGCGACCTCAGCATATGGCGGTTATCAGGCATATCAGCCGGTAACGGCACCCACTGGTAAGACTTACGTCGACCAGAGCAAGCCAGAATATAACATCAACCTGAATGGTGGCATCGCGCCGGGCAGCGACCTCGACCGTCAGCTCCGCGAGGCTGTCGATAAACTCGACCGTGAAAACCGAGCGCGTCAGCGCTCAAGTATGCGTCATGACTGAGGGGGATAAAACATGTTAATGGTTTTGGGCTTATTTGTGTTTGAGCGCCGCACGCTGCCCTATCAGTCCATGCAGTATTCGAAGGACTACCGCTGGGCGTCAAATGACCGTATCGGCAAGCCACCGGCATACCAGTATCTCGGGGAAGGGGAAACCACGCGCACGCTGTCGGGTGTTCTCTATCCCGAAATTACCGGCGGACGTCTGTCGCTGACCGCCATCGAGCTGATGGCAGGCGAGGGGCGAGCGTGGCCGCTGATAGACGGAACGGGCATAATCCACGGCATGTATGTCATCGACAAAGTGACGCACACCCACACCGAGTTATTCAGCGACGGTGCGGCCAGAAAAATCGAGTTTAGCCTGTCGCTTAAGCGGGTCGATAAATCGCTGGCGTCCATTTATGGCGATCTGCAGACGCAGGCCGACAATCTGGTCACGTCTGCCGGTGACTGGCTGGGAGGAATGGCGGGATGATTACGGGAATGGATATTCATACCGGGGCGAAGATTGCCCCGGCGTTTATGCTCACGCTTGACGGTGCGGATATTACGCAGAATTTCAGCGATCGGCTTATCAATCTCACCATGACCGACAATCGCGGGTTTGAGGCTGACCAGCTCGATATCGAGCTCGACGACACCGACGGGCTTGTCGAATTGCCCCCGAGAGGCGCAAATCTGACCTTATGGTTAGGCTGGCAGGGCTCCGCCTTGCTGAAAAAGGGAAGTTTCACGGTCGATGAAATCGAGCACCGGGGCGCGCCTGATACGCTCACCATACGTGGGCGCAGCGCCGATTTTCGCGGAACGCTGAACTCGCGCCGGGAACAGTCATGGCATGACACCACGCTCGGGCAAATTGTCGAGACGATTGCGGCACGCAATAAGCTGACGGCCAGCGTGGCCGACACGCTGAAAGCCGTCGCTGTACCCCACATTGACCAGTCGCAGGAATCCGACGCGGTGTTTCTGTCCCGCCTGGCAGACCTGAACGGGGCGGCGGTTTCGGTAAAAGCGGGGAAATTGTTATTTCTGAAAACGGGGAGCGGTAAGACGGCCAGCGGGAAGCCCATTCCGCAAATGACGCTTGAGCGGGGCGATGGCGATCGTCATCAGTTTGCCATTGCTGACCGGGAAGCCTATACCGGCGTTACGGCAAAATGGCTGCACACCAAAGACCCGAAGCCGCAAAAGCAAAAGGTGAAGCTCACGCGCAAACCGAAAGAGCAGCACCTCCGCGCGCTGCAGCACCCGAAAGCGACCAAAGCCCCGGCAAAGGCCAAAGCTCAAAAAGAGCAGGAAGCGTGCGAGGGTGAGTATATGGCCGGTGAGGCTGACAACGTGCTGGAGCTTACGACCATCTACGCGACAAGGGCACAGGCCATGCGCGCCGCTCAGGCGAAGTGGGACAGACTGCAGCGCGGCGTTGCGGAGTTTTCAATCTCGCTGGCTATTGGCAGGGCTGATTTATTTCCTGAAACGCCAGTCGCGGTCAAAGGCTTTAAGCGCGTTATAGACGAGCAGGCTTGGATAATCAGCCGGGTGGTGCATAACCTTAACGGGAACGGCTACACGACGGGCTTAGAGCTTGAGGTTAAGGTTTCGGATGTGGAGTACGAAAGCGAGGAGTCAAATCAATAATTATTATTTAAGTGTTTGTTATGTAAGGTTTTAATGGTTAAAATTAGCGCATCGGAAATTCAAAGAGGTGCTCGCCATGTTTCACTGTCCTAAATGCCATTTTGCCGCTCACGCTCGCACAAGTCGCTATTTTTCTGACACCACAAAAGAGCGTTATCATCAATGTACAAACATCAATTGCAGTTGCACGTTTGTCACCACTGAGACGGTCGAGCGTTTTATCGTATCACCTGGGGTTGTAGTACCAGCGACACCGCACCCGACATCATCCGGCCAACAACAAATACACTGGCAGTGACTATAAAAAAGCCTCGCATAAGCGAGGCTTTAATGTTTTAAACATGATGGTTTTTTTGGATGGTTTTGTGACAATACGTGTTGGTTCTTTTTTAGTCCGCTCTAAAATTTTTGATGCATAAGTTTTGGTTTAGACTCAAAAAATATAAATTGATTGAATGTGCAATGATTAAAACATTTTTGATAAACTCTTGGACTATAACCAACATCACACCGGAGCCGAAATTGAATTTAGCTGATTTTTTAATAAAATACTGGGATGTCATTGTTGCAAACCCCATTTTTTTTATTTCAACTGCCTTTGCTTTTCTGGGTCTTGGTTTTTATACGGGAAAATTAGTTTATGGAACCATAACTAACATTACCAAAGAACGATTAGAAGCTGCGCGCGATGACTTGGGGCGATTGGAAAAAGCCAAAAAAGACGAATCAGAAACAGTCGCACGGCTACAAGCAGAGTTGAAGAAGTGTTTTAAGGATAGAGGGCATATACTACATGCACCAGTTTTCAAAAATGAAACTGCGGAAGGGAGTGCAGAAACAAAAGAAAGCAAAAAATCCTCTGTTAAGGTAAATAGTGGGATAGAAATAGCGGACTCCTTCTTTCTGTCCATTCCTCATAGAAGTTTAGAAGATGCACTTGTTGACGCAAAAAAGAATGAAAAACTAGTTTTTGCAGTAATCTATGATGAAACTCATCCAAAATTTAGCAAACTCTCATATTCGCTTGGGTATTTTATGGAATACCACACTACCAAGAGCCTTGTTGATGAGTATTTTGTTTCAGCGATTATTAAAGCTTCTGATGAACAGGCTGCGACGTTGATACCTAGTGATGATCCTTTGGAGAATTGTCTGTGGGTGGTGCTGACCCCAGAGGGAGAGATTCTCAGGCGTGAAGGTGTGTATGCAAATCCAGATGAGGGACTTAAGCGTGTTAGAGCTGTGATGGCAAGTGCTGGAAAAGTTTGA